CGCCACCACCCTGGCTACGTCGCTGAACTCCGGCGCGATCAGTCTGGCGGTGTTGCCAGGCACTGCATCGAAAGCGCACCAAGTGGCCGCGGCCTATGCCGCGATGATCGCCTCGGAAGAAGATCCAGCGCGGCCGCTGAACACCCTGGAACTGGCCGGGATTAAAGTGCCGCCCATCACTCAACGTCTCGGCCGCACCGAGCAGGAAACCGCTCTGGCGAATGGTGTCACGCCGCTGGAAGTCGCGGCTGGTGATGTCATTCAGATCGTCCGCGCCGTGACCACGTACACCAAGTCTGCGGCGGGCGCCACGGACGTGTCGCTCCTGGACCTGACCACCATCCGCACCCTGTATTACATCCGCATGGCGTGCCGTGACCGTATCCGTCTGCGCTTCCCGCGCTCCAAACTTTCGAAGAAAACCCCAGAGGCGGTGCGCGGCGAGCTGCTGGACGTGCTGCTCAAAGCGCAGGAGCTTGAGATCGTCGAGGAAGTCGAGGCCAACGCGGACGGGCTGGTGGTTGAACGTTCGGCCCAGGACGCGAACCGCCTTAACAGCTCAATTCCCGCCGATGTTGTAAACGGCCTGCACGTGTTCGCCGGTCGTATTGACCTGCTCTTGTAAGAGGTGATTTTAGATGGCTGATAACTACGTAGGGCAGATCGTTCTCGAGATCAACGGCACCGACTATGAGGTGACTAGCGTTGAGCCGAGCCTCAAAACCGGGCGCAAAGTGGTCAAGACCATGAACCGCACGGGTCGACCTTCGGGCACGGCAAAGGGCATTGAGGAACACGAGTTAAAAATTTCGGTACCCATCCCGAAAACCGGCGAGCCGGACTGGCGCGCCCTGATGGATGCCAAGCTGACCATCTATCCGCAGGACGGCGGCAGCAAGCGGCAGACCTGGACCGGCTGTTCCCTGATGGAAATGGGTAGCAAGTACCAGGTTGAAGGTGAAGCCACCCGCGATCTGACCATCGCCGCTCTCAACTACTACACGGAATAATGCGATGACTGAACAACTGAATAAACAGTGGGACGGCCTTACGACCACTGGTGAGTTGACCCTCGGTGTGTACTTTGCGGGGACTCGACACAAGCGCTTCACCCTGCGTGTGGGCGTTGCAGGTGACTGGATCGCTGCCCACGAGACATATCCCAGCAGTCCATTCCAACTGGGTGCACTTGAGGTATTCCGTCGGCAGTTGTTGAACCTCGGAGACATACCGACCGAGTGTCTGACGGTCGAACTGTTGCGGGAGGCGTTGACCGAAATCGACTTGGCCATCCTTGCCGAAGCTGATGAAGAACTGGAAAAAAAGCTCACGCCGCCGAGCGCGGCAACGCCGACTGGCGCCGCATCGAACACGCCTTCATCCGAAACGGCTATCGGCTCTCCGAAGTCCGCAACATGACCAAAGCCGAGATCGATACCCGTGTCGATCTGATCGTCGGCAAGGTCAAGGGCACACGCTACGTCAGCCAGCGTATGCGTAAGGCGCTACCCAAACCCAAGTGACTGGCTCGCTCCAGGGCCTTTCCTATTCCTGCAAGGCCCTTTCCGGGAGTACATCATGAGTTCCGATCTGCGCGTCGCGCTTCGTATTCAAGCCACCTCAGGCAACAGCCGCCGCGAAATTGAACAGGTCAACCGCGACCTTCGGAAGGCTGGCAAGGAAGGCGCAAAGTCCCTGGCAGATGAAAGCTGGAAGGCATCCTCGGCCATCACCAAGGTCGGTCAGGCTGGAGCCAACAGCTATAAAGTCATGCGCACTGCCATGCGTGAATCTGCCAAGGCAGGTGCTGGCACGCGCATCGAGGTCAGTAAGACTTCCGCCGAACTCAAAGAGATGGCAAGCGCTGCTCGCAAGGCTGCGCGTGATACTAAAACCGAGTTGATGAGTACTGACCGGCAAGGCGTGCAACCTTTACGCCAGAGCGTGGACAAGACGGAAACATCCTTTCGACGCATGGCGCAAAACAGTGGTCGCAACCTGCGCACGTTGAAAACCATCGCCATCGGGGTGCGTCAGGAGTTTGACCGCATCAAGGGACTTGGTGGAAGCATGCAGGGGAAGCTGGCGGGGCTGGGCGTGGGCATTGGAACAATCGCTGGATTGAAAGCCAGCGCGGATCTGGAACGTGTTCTGATCCGTACGAAACAAACAGCGGGAATGACCAACGGGCAAAAAGACGAGTGGCGTAGCGAGGGGTGGCGAATAGCCAAAACTTACGGTGCCAGCCGCGCAGATGTAGACACTGGATTCAATACGCTCATTGCTTCGGGTGTGAATTATGATGCAGCAAAGAAAACCGGCGATGCCATCGGCCAAGCCAACGCTATTACGGGTGCAAACCCAGCAGTCCTGGGCAAGGCGGTTGTTGCTGCATCCGGCGCATTCAACATTGATTTGAATAAAGAAGGAGCAGCCCTCGACCTGCTGCAAAAGATGACAGTCGCCGGACGACTCGGTAACGCCGAGCTTGAAAACTTGTCCGATTTGTTTCCTAAAATTGGTGGGGCGGCAGCGGCTGCGGGTATGTCTATTGAGCAGGCATTGGCGTTCACCGAGTCTCTATCCAAGGTTGAGTTGCAACCAGATCGACTTGGCACACTGGCCGAATCTACCTTGCGCGTATTCAGCAACAAGCAGTACAGGGATCAAGTTTCTAAAGTTACGGGCATTGATTTCTTCAACAAAGATAAAAGTTCGCGCAACCCAGAAGAAGTTTTCGGCGAACTAAAACGCAAGTATGAAGCAATGAAAACCGATGAACAGCGCGCCAAGTTCATGGGCGTAGTATTCAAAGGTATGGATCAGGACACAGTACGTGGCTGGCGGAGCATGTTGACCGGTGATCGGCTGGATGACATGAAGTCTGGCGCTAAAACACTGGGTAAAGCCGAGCCTATCTACAGCCAGGACCTGAAGGAAAACACCGAGAGCTCAAGTGGTACTGCCGCACGTATGAAGGCCACGCTGGCCGAGGCCATGGACCGAATGGCGACCCCATTGAACAAAGGGTTCGCGGATCTTGGCAATTACCTGCTTGATGACCTGAACCTATCCGGCGAGCAGATGCTTGCCGGTGGTGCGGCTTTGGGGGTTGGCGGTTACTACGCCGGGCGTGGTGCCAAAGCGGGTGCAGGGGCTTTGCTCAACAAGTTTATGGGTGGGCCTGAGACTCTAAAAAACATCGCAGTTGGAAAGGTGCTGGAAGAGGCTACAGGTGTGACATCTGTATTCGTCACCAATTGGCCAGGTGGGATGGCTCTCGGTGGCGGCATGCCCGATCTGCCCGATGGATCGACTTCGCGTAAGGGAAAACCTGGGGGCTTCATAGCACCTTGGCTGGCTCCTGTTGCATTGGGTGTCAGTGCGACTCAACTGGGGGGTGACAGTGCAAGCGACGATGCGGGGCGGCTACGTGATGCCCAACGCAGCAAGCTTTTGAACGATGACCAGCGGACCTATCAGACCTCGTTTTACCGTAACCGCTTGGACTTGGCCGAGCAGAACCCCAGCCAGACCGCTGACTGGTTGTCGTCCCAGGCCCAGCGCCTAGCGCACCAGCAAACCGGCATGACGGCCGCAGGGATGCCCATTGATGGCGCTAATCAGTGGGCCGCAGGTATCGCAAACCGCGCCGTTTCTGCGGGTGCCGAGACGCCAGCGGCCGCAGCTCGCTTGCAACGGCTGCTTGACCAGCCCCTGGTCATTGAACTGCGCCTGGATTCCGCCATGATCCAGGCCGAGGTCGAGAAACGTACTGATATTCAAATGAGGCGCGGCCGATGAGTTGGGCAGAAACCCTGCTGGACGCATCCTTTAAAGGTGTGCCGCTCCATGTCCTAGACGAAAGCCTTCAATGGCAACGAGCGCTGTCCGAACATGGCACGCCCTTTAAGGACGGCGACAGTGTGGTCGACCTGGGTCGCGGCGCTCGTCGCTTCCCCATGCAGCTCATCATCTACGGCGTTAACTACGAAATCGAGCTACAGAATCTGTTGAGGGTGCTCGATCAGCGAGGCCCTGGTGAACTGGTTCATCCCATCTATGGCAGCCTGAGCGTCGTCTCGCAAAACGTCGAGGTGAAACATGTTGCTGACAGCCCCGACGCAGCCCAAGTCAGTCTTTTGTTTGTTGAGGACACTCCTGACCTGCCGTTTTTCGCCCGTCAGTTTGAGTTCGTTGATATCGGGGTGTCAGACCAGGAAGACGCGTACCGCTGGCAGGATGGGATTTTTGACCTGTTCGGCCGCATCGACTCCCTGGTCGGCGAGATTCAATCGTGGATCAGTGGTGGCTGGGTTGGATTGATCGAAAAGGCCTTGGGCTTGCCGGGTATTTTCCTGCGCGTGCAGCAGCTGCGTTCCCAGATCCTCGGCGTAGTGTCCGGCGTCACCTCCATGGCGAAGAATCCGTCGGCCGCATTCGACCCCCTGGTCGACCTGTTCCGTACTCCGACGCAGATCCGCAGTTCAATCCAGGACAACACACCCAGCAACTCGGCGGCGCTGCTGTCTCGTACTGGTGTTCCGGCAACCATGCCGGGCGGTGATAGCTTGGCCATCGAACCGGCGCGGGCGGCCAACGCCTTTTTGATCAGCGCCCGTCAAGGTGTTGCGCCGGACGCGAGCCTGTTGCCTGGCCGTATGCCTGATGATCCCGTCGAGGCCAGCGGGTTTGCCCTGGTCGTCCTGGTCATCACCGAACTGGCCGCAGCTCACGCCCAGGCGGTTGCCATCGTGATCGAGGACGAAAGTAAAAAGCCCACCTTGAGCCCGGTTGAACTGGAGGGCCTGGTTAACCTAGTGCGCTCGTTGGTGCAAGGCGCAATCCTGTTGCATCGCCGCTTGTTCGACATCGAAACGTCCCGGCCGGTGATCGAGGCCNTGCGAAACACCGCCGCGCTGATCCAGGCCCGTGCTCGCCAGGTCATCCTGTTGAGCCCGCCGATGATTGAGCGGGAGGTTGAATCACCTGTCAGCCTGCGACTGTTGGCTCACCGATGGTACGGTGACCATGAGCGCGCTACCGAGTTGATCCGGCTCAATCCCGACCTGAAAACGCCTCACAACATTCCCGCGGGGAGGGTTCTGCGTGCTTACGCTGAATGATCCTGTACCGTCCATTCGACTAGCCATTGGTGGCCTGGCGCATGACACCTGGGACGGCTGGTCGATTGAATCCGACCTGCTCACTCCGGCTGATGCTTTTGAGCTTGAGCTACACACCAAGAACACTACGCGCCTACCAGACGTGATCAAGGAAGGCGCTCCATGTTCGCTGACCCTGGATGGCGACCGGGTACTCACCGGCCAGATCGATGAGTTTGAACACGATATTTCCCGCCGGGGCATCTCCATGCGCATTAACGGCCGCGACCTGGCGGCGCCCCTGGTGGACTGTTCGTCGCCTTTCGTGTCCATGCGGGAGGCAACCCTGGCGCAGATTCTGGACCAGGTGGTTAAGCCTTTGGGAGCCTACAAGGTCGAGATCCGCGCCGACCAAGCTAAGACCCGTCGACGCGTACAGATTGAACCAGGGCAAACCGCCTGGGAGGCTCTGCTCCAGGTGGCCGAGGCCAACGGCCTCTGGCCCTGGGTGGAGCCGGATGGCCGCCTGATCATCGGCGGGCCTGATTACACGACTCCACCCGTGGGGGCGTTGGTGATGCGTGAGGATGGTGTAGGTAACAACGTAGAGCGCTTAGCCGTGCGCCGCTCTATTGCTAACCGATACAGCCAAATCACCGTCCTGGGCCAGCATGGGCAGTATGCCAATGACGGGCTGGACACCAAGCGTTCCCATCTCAGCTCCCAGGTCCAGGACGAAACGCTGTACCGTCGTGGGATCTTTCGCCCCAAGGTCGTGGTGGATAGTTCCAGCGAAAGCCAGGACATGGCGACAACCCGCGCTCGTAAGCTCTTGGCCGATAGTCGCTTGGAGGGTTTCGAGATTCGCGCTGTAGTCAAAGGCCATCGGGCCGCCAACGGGCAGGTCTGGACCCCAGGCCAGCGTGTTCACGTGCGCAGTGAGCCCCATGGTCTGAATGACATTTACTTTCTGATGTCTCGCACATTGCGCCTGGCCCGTGGCGAAGGGGCTATCACCGAGCTTCGCTTGCGTGAAGACAAAATGTGGGTGCTGGACGGTAATAAGGTGAAGAAACACAAAGGCAAGTCCAATCCGGATGCGGCGTTTATTCAGATGATCAAGGGGCTTTAATGAGTGTCATGGCGCAACTTGTGCGTGACCAAGTGTGGCGGGCGATGAGCAAGGTTCGCCAAGCGTTCCGCGCCACGGCGGTCAGCAACACCCATGGGGCGCTGATTGGCGTCGAGTTGCAGGGCCTGGCGGGTGAGTCCGTTTCGGCTGAGTTGGCACAGCACTATGGCTACAGCTCTGCACCACTGCCTGGTGCAGAGTATGTGGTGATCCCCATAGGAGGTAACAGCAGCCACTGTGTGGTGGTCGCCAGTGAAGACGGCCGCTATCGGATCAACCTGAAGGACGGCGAGGTTTCGCTCTACACCGATGAGGGCGATTACGTGCATATGAAGCGCGGTCGGGTCATCGAGGTCGTGACTGATGAGCTGCTGTTCAAGGTCAAGAACAAGGTACGGTTTGAGACGCCAGTGGTTGAGATGTCGGGTGATCTGCATTTGGAAGGTAGTATCAAGGCAGATGGCGAGATCGAGGATCATACGCGGTCGATGCAAGCAGACCGTGCCATCTATAACCAGCACGACCATGGTGGTGGCCCCAAGCCATCGCAAAGCCAGTGAGTTTCTGGTATTCCTCTTGCCTGATCAGGAGGAAGCACCAATGGATATAGCTAAATGTACGCTTGATGGTATTGAGTATTATGCGTCGAAATTCGCCAAACTTCCGCCAACTGAGCTTGCCTTAAAGAGGCGCAACCTAGTCTGCACCAAGTGTGGGACAAGAGCCTTGTTTGTAAAAGAGGCCAAAAGTGGTCAAGGCCCACATTTTCGGGCGCGTCCTCACTTGAATTGTTCTTTGGCCGCACCGGAATCTGAGCGAGGCGAAGGCGGCGGTGATGATAAGGACATGTTGCATAATCCGGGGGACCACATCGTTCTTGATTTGAAGTACGGTCAAGGTGAGCAAATCAATGGAGATCCCGGCGCTGGCGGAAAGGGCGGCTCCAGTGGTGGTCGGTATAACGGAACAGGTGGCCGCAAAAAGTCTGTATCGCATAGGCGACTTCGCCCAATCCTCAAAAACTTGGTTTACTCCGAGGCGTTTTCCCAATCTGACCAGACGGTGGAGCTACCTGACGTTGGAACTTATCGAGTAAAAGATTTGTTCCTGAACTTTACAGACGTAAGTGATGATCACGTAGGCGAGTTTAGGGGCTTTTGGGGGGATATTCTCGATACTAGGCAGGGTTACGGGGGGCCTCAGTGGATCAATACCGGATTCAAAGATGACGTCAGTGTTCTGATTGAGCGAGAGGATTTGAAACCTTTTCTCGCCCACCATAAGGTGACAACCGACCAACTGGACGGCATGCATTTTCTAGTATTTGGGACGCTAAGAAAGTCAGCAAAAAACGGGAAGCTTTGGATTCGCCCCAAAGGCATCGAATTTACGGCCCTCCTCGGTGAGTCTTAAACCCCCCTGAAATACACTCCCCCCGCATGACCCTGCACTATGCATTCCCATGGACGCAGGCATAAACCCAACTACAGGCGACTTGACGGGCCAGCGTATTATTACGCTGGCAAACGCCGTTTATTTACGCCTCATGACTCCCCTCGGAACCTGGTGGAAAGATCCCACCCTGGGCTCCCGCCTGCACGAACTTCGTCGCGAAAAAGACCGCCCCCGTGTGGGGCGCCTTGCCAAGCAATACGCTGAGGACGCCCTCAAGCCACTGCTGAAGGATCTTCGCGCCAAGACCATCACCGTCACAGCCACCCAGCCCCATAACGGTTGGCTCACGCTACAAATCGACATCATCGACGCCACCGGCAATCCGCAGGTGTTTCGCCAACCTGTAAGGGTGATTTGACATGGCCTTTTCCGCGCCAAACCTTGAGACCATTCTGGCAGGCATCCTGCGGGACATTAAAGCGCTCAACGATGAAGCCGACATTGGCACCGACAGTGACCACTACATTCGGTCGGCTGCCATTGCTGCCGCAATCGAAGGCATCTATCAGAAGCTGGCCTGGCTTTACCGCCAGATCTTCCCGGACACCGCAGACGTAGAGGAACTGGTGCACGCTGCCGGCATTCGTGGCGTTCAGCGCAAAGCCCCTGTTGCGGCAACTGGCGTGGTCGCTCTGAAAGGCACTGCGTCGGTTGAACTGCTGCAAGGCTCTACCCTCACTCATCGCGTGACTGGCGAGCAGTTCGACAGCCTGGTTAGCGCGACACTTGGCATCGACGGCACGACTACAGTCCTGGTCAAGGCTCACACCGTTGGTTCATCGCTCAATAGACTGACAGGTGACTTGGTCCTCACCAGTCCACCGCTCGGCATGGACGCTAACGCTAGCTTTGTCGGTGCAACCACCGGGGGGGAGGATCAGGAGAGCCCAGAATCGTTACTCGCCCGATTGCTCGATGTTATCCAGTCACCACCAGCAGGAGGCAATCTGGCCGACTTCAAGCGTTGGGCCAAAGAGGTCGACGGCGTGGCAGACGTGTTGGTGATTCCCAAGCGCCGCAGTGGCAATTCAATCGACTTGGTTCTCACTGGCAGCACTGGAAGCCCGTCAGCCGAGGTTATAGCGCGGTGCTTGGACCACGTTACAAGCGTGTGCTCAGTCTTCGCTGATGTGTGGGCATATCCCCCAGCGGAGCGACGAGTGAATTCGTCGGCCCTGGTTGAGCTTGCAGCGGGATACACGCTGGCAGGTGTTCAGGCCTCCGCCCAAGCCGGTTACAACGCACTGCTGGGGGCCTTGAAGCCCAGTGAAACGCTCAAGCGCTCCCACATAGAGACGATGATCGGCAACTTGGCGGGTGTGGTTGATCGTGCTCTTACTGCACCGGCAGGTAACGTATTGGCATCAGATGATCCAAGTCTGATCGGTTGGATTCGCCCCGGAACGATCATTTTGGGCCTGTTGAAATGACCCTGCTTGCCGATCAGTTGCGGATGCTCTTGCCTCCTGTCTCCTATGACGGTAATGCGACGTTACTGTCTGCCACCATTGAGGCCGAGGCCAACGCACTGACCCAGTCTGACACTCAGGCAGAAGCGGTTTACAGCGCGATATTTGCCGACTCCGGTATGGGCCTCGCCGACTGGGAGCGGGTGTTGGCACTACCCGATCCATGCCTTATAGGCGTGCCGCAATCCATCCGACAGCGCGTTCAGGCGGTTGTTAGCAAACTGCAAACACGTGGCGGCCAGAGCAGCCCCTTTTACATCGCCCTAGCGAAGGCCCTCGGCTACGACATAACCATCACGACTTTTCACCATGCCCGTGCGGGCATCGCACGTGCGGGCGACCGCGTTTACGGCGGCGACTGGGATTTCACCTGGCGCGTGAACGCCCCCGCTGTAACTGTCACCTACGCACTGGCTGGGCTAACCGCCGCAGGCGATCCAGTGGCGTCCTGGGGCAATAAATTACTTGAATGCCGACTTAGCCAGTTGAAACCGGCCGAGTCCATTTTGCTATTCGGCTACGGAGATAACTGATGCAAAAAATTAGCAGTAGCACCGGGACTGCAAACGGTGCAGGCGAATTCACCCAAGGCCAGCCTGGCTCCGGCATTGATGCAACCATGATTACTGTGGCTTGGTTGAATGCCATACAGCGGGAGCTGGTTAACCTGGTGCAAGGTTCTGGGCAGGATCTGAAGCCGGAAGATGATAAGCAGGTTTTGAAGGCTGTTAAGGCGTTGCAGGAGCTTGCGAGCGCCTGGGACAAGATCACTGATAAACCGACCTCCCGCGACGGTTACAAGCTTTCTGATGTCTTTACGAAAAAAGAAACAGGCGTCGCCATTCAAGAAGCCGTTTCAGGTCTGATGCCTAAAGCTGGCGGCGCCGTCTCTCCAAAGTTCATGGGGTTGTCTTTTAACTCCGAAGTGGCGGGTTACAGCGAGCTTGGCGGTTATATTGGATGGGGGTCGTCAGGTACTGGGACGGTGCAATTTATTTGCAATAAGGGAGGCGGCAGCACAGGTGGTTTCGTGTGGGGAACGGTTGCGGCTGACAATAAAGCCATCGGTCCGCTGATGTCTTATAGCGCTGATGGCGGCCTAATTGTCCCGAAGTCGTTGTCTGTGCCTGCTATTGCAGGCAACACGACTGTTTGGGATCAGCCCGCTGGATACGCAGGCCCATACATTGCTAACTGCGCTTTTGTTGCCGCCGCCGTGACCCTAAAAATCAATGGCAACAATTGTTTTGAGGCTGGATTTATTGGTGGGGATATTACCGCCCCTTACATGAAAAATGTTAATGGAACAGTTGTTCGCCTTCAGGTGGACCGTCCTAAAGACACGGCGCTATTGGCTCCGAATGGGTGGAGCAAAAACGCGGATACGGGGGAAATAATTCAATGGTTGGAATACAGTCTTGGCGACTTTGGTCAGACTACGTTGATAAATGTCACTTGGCCTTTTCGATTCCCTAATCAATTTTTGAATGCAAGAGTGAGCTTCAAACTGGCGGCTAATGCTCAGTGTGGTACTCAGGGTTCGTATTCACTCGGCACTGTGGATGGTTGCACGTTACGAATCGAGGAATGGGTAGGGGTAGTGCAAACAGGGCTTGTTGTGATGGTCGAGGCCAGGGGATTTTAATACATGAAAATTTTCTATAGCGAAAAAGACAATACATTCTTCAATGAGATATTCCACGGCACTCGGACTATTCAGGTTCCTGACCCCGAATGGGAGCGACCAACCATTGCGACTCCAGATCCAACATGGGATCGCCCTCATATTCAGATTAAAAATCCGGATTGGAGTGAGGGGGATACGGTGACGCCTGAAACCATTTGGGTTCCTGACATTGATGCAGTACCCCCGATGATTGAGGTGCCGGATGACAGCGTTTCTCCCCCGCTGGTTGTTGTGCCCAACCCTAAGTGTTTGCTCCCGCCAGAGTCCGAACTGGTGGACGTTTCCCAGGAAGAACATGACGAAATCTACCGAGTGCTTTCGCTGGGTGGATCGATCCTTGTGCCTGGCAAAGATGGGCGTCCGAGTACCGCGCCAGCGCCGCCACCTACGGTGGAGGATCTGAAAAACCGCGAGCGGGCCATCCGCGACCGGGTGTTGCTGCTGACCGATCCGCTGATCGCCCGTCACCGTGACGAGCTGGAAGCCGAGCGCCCTACAACCCTTACTGCCGAGCAGTACAAACAGTTGCAGGGCTACCGGCAGGACTTGCGCGATTGGCCTGGGTCTACATACTTCCCTTCACAAGAGAAGCGCCCAGTACCTCCTACGTGGCTTGCCTCACTAATAGGGTTATGAGGCCCGTAAGGTCTCGTCTACCGGTGCCAAACATCTTGCTCCCCTAGATAAGGAGTGCGCCCTTTAGGCAGTGCCAAATGTGGCGCTTCGAGGTGCCAAATCCGACGCGCGCTTACACGAAGCGAGCCGCCCTTGATCTTGCTTTAGATCTTGATCTTGATCTCAGGC